TATAAGATGAATTTGTATTAATATAATATGCTGGGTCTTTGTAGTTTGTTTTATCTACTACTATTTCATAAATACCAATAGCTTCTTTTTCTGATTGTGACCATAACTCAAAAATTTTAGCTGGATACCTTACATCTCCTATCACAACTGGTTTAGGAAAATTGATATATTGTGTAATATTATTATCTTCTACTATTGCGTACATATTTTAACTTTCACTTAAATTTAATGTTCTACCTACTTCTTGCCATACAGCACCATTGTATCTGAAAACTAATATATCAGTTTTACCATCTGTTGAAGTAAATGTTGGTGCTGTGCTTCCAGCAAATTCAAATACAGTATTAAATGCTATTGTGTGTGAGCCATCATAATTTATTTCTAAACAAATAAAAGACCCTTCAACTGAATTACTTGGTGCAGAGAAAGTAGTGTTTTCTGTTGTTAAATGATATGCGTTTGGTTTAGCCTGAACATCCCATGCTACTGCGTTTGATGATGATGTTAATGCTTGTTGTGGAATATAAGCAAGATCATTAAATTTAATATATCCTGTTCCATTTGTTGTTACTTGAATATGACCATTAGCACCATCTTCAAGAGTGATGTTTCCAGCATTTGTTCCAGCATTTGTGTTTAAAATTAAATCTCCTGTGCCATTTGTAGTTAGAGTTGCGTTTGCGTTGTTATCTCCAATTTGAACTGTATCTGCTTGAAGTGTTACATCTCCTGTTCCATTAGGAACTATATCAATATTTGCATTTGATGTTGAAACTATATCGTTTCCATTTACATCTAAATTTCCACCTAATTGTGGTGTTGTATCTCCTACTAAATCAGCAACTACTGTTGAATCTAAGAAATTAACTGTGTTAGCTGAATAATCTATTGTTGCAAAACTTATATCATCTGTTCCATCAAAAAACTTAATGGTTGGGCTTGAAGCTGACGTAGTATCTAACCACATCGTTCCAGCAACAGCACCACTTGGTCTTGAAGTGCCTGAGTGCATAGAGTTAATCGCAGATAATGAGTTATTTAAATCTGTCCTAAAATCAGGAAAACTCTGATTCGCAATATTCATGTCATGTTGTGCCATAATTTCTTATACTCCTTTTAAAAGCCCTTTGCAATAAAATCAAAAGTTCTTGAAATATTTGAGCCACTTGAATTTTTAAATAAAACGTCAAAACTATTAACAGTTTTGTTTGAAACTGTAAAGAAATCTCCTGTGTTTGCATCTTCCATTGTAATACCAACAGCATAAGATGTAGTTTTAAATGGATTAGTAAATGAAACTGTTTTTGTGCCTACACCTGAAGATATATCATTTCCACTAAATATTCTATCAACCATATCTACAGTTACAGTTACCTCTTGAATTACAGGTGTTGAAGCTAAATCTGTTGAAGTCATTACAATTCTAAATTTTAAATATCTTGCTGTATAAGTGCCAATAACAAAATTTTGAAAAGATGTGTATGTAGAATTGTCATCGCTTGTTGCAATTTCTAAATGTGCATCACAATTAGCTGGTGTATCTCCATCAAAATTAGATTTAGCATCATCAAAATTCCCTGATCTATTATCAAATAAATCATCAGGATTTCTAGCAGATTGAGTTAATGAAGCTGTAACTCTTACAGTATGTTTTGCTCCTATATCAATTACATTAGCAAACTCATAATTTCCTGATGATAAAAAGTCTGCGTTTGCTACACCTGAGTCAAAGAATCTTGTTGTATTAGCATCAAATAAACCTGAAGCAGAATCAAACAATTCACTTGAATTTAGAATAAGTGAATCGTCAGATATTGAAACATTTGTTTTAGTTCCAGCAAATGTAGGATGTTCACTAACAGTTGTAATATTGTTAAAATTTTCTGCACTTGTAACATTTGATATAATAGCTGTAGCATTGGAACTAAAGTTACCAAGTTTATCTACTGCTTTGATGAGATAAGTTCCAGCCCTAGCTGGTACTGTAATTGACGTTGCTGGTCTTGATACTTTTGTAACTAAATTTACAGAGTTTAACCATTCTCCTGTTCCATCTGTTTTATCAGAAAATCTAATTTGATAGAAAGCTAAATCTAAATCACTAATCGCTGTCCAAGACAAATGAGCATCTTGACCTGTAATATTACAAGAAAAATCTGTAACATCTGATGGTGGGTCAATAGCACCAACAATTTTTCTTTGTGCTGATACATAAGAAGATGATGCTCCAAATGTATTTACTGCTTTTACTCTTACATCATAAGTTTGTTGGTCAATTACATTTAAAACTCTATGATTTAATCCTGACCCTTGAGCATAAATAATAAAATTAGAATCTGTGCTTAATTTATATTCAACTTGATAATAGTCTATAAATTGATCTGTAGATGCTCCAATAGTTACATCTAAAGCTACAATAACTGTTCCATCATTGTATTGAACTAAGGTGTCTGATAAGGTTACACTAGCTGGTGGCTGAACAGTAAATGGATTTGGTAAATTTGTTGATGGTGTACTTGATACTTGTGATTTACTAGCCCAAGTATAATGTGATGCTTGATACTCAACTAAATTAAGACTAACAGTATAATCTTCATTAAAATTCATAGAAAGCACTCTAAATGCTTTACTCGAAAATCCTAATCCTGATAATGTTACTGAAACTATATCTCCAATGTGTAATTCATAAGCTTTAAATGTTGCAGTAATATTTAATCCTAAAGATTCTCTGCTTCTTCTTAATATTATTTCAGCCATTTCTTCAGCCTGATATGGAGAAGTGATAGTGCTAAAATCAAATCTTTGTTCTAATAAAAAACCACCATCTGCTGTTTTCATCGTTGCGTGTTGATCTGCACTTGCTAAACCTGAGTCATCTACAGGTGGAAACTGTACTTCATCAACTTGATAATTTCTATCAGGATTTATAAACGAAACTATAACTCTATTATATTTTGAATTTTTAGATGGAGATGCTAATGAATATCCCTCTATAATATCATCTTCTGTTAGTGATACCGAAGCTGACCCTGTAGTTTCTATAATTAATTTATACTTACCTTGAACATAAGGGAGATAACCTCTAGTGCCTTTTACTATTTCTCTTACATTGTCTATAACTTTTTTTGATGTATCTATTACAGCATTACAATCAAATATATTAATATCACTCGCACTTCCATATGGTGTTACTTGAGTTACTGCTACCTGAGAAGCATCATAAAAACTTTGTAAATCTATATCTGCTGTAGCAATTCCTTTTCCATATCTTTCATTTCTTAAATAATCTAATAAACAAAATGCTGGATTTGTAGAAAAAGATGCTGTTTGTTCAGATAAGTTTGAAGCTAATGTAACAACTTTTTTACCTTTTACTTTTGCTTGTACTTGTGGGATGCCACCAAATATATCTTGATTCCATTTAAACCTTAAACCTAAATAACATATTCCTCTTAGTCTATGATTACTTCCCCAAGATGATAAAGGTGTTAAGACACTTGATGCTACTTGATCGTCTTTACCTAAAAATGCTTGTATTTGAATATGGCTTGTAGAGTCTTTGTAAAAATTACTATCACTATTTGCTACTTCTCTTACTGTTCCATGAGTTAATGCTCCATCAAAAGTAACTACTTTGTCATCTACTCTTATTTCTTCTATTGAATTTACCTCTCCCTCTGCAAGAACTAAAGCAACATATAAATAAGTATTATCTGTTCCTGAAGTCTCTATAAACACTCGTGTACCACCAATTAATCTTTCTCCATAAACAACAGGAATACAGGCATTATTGGATTGTTTGTTTAATAAAATACCTCTTTCAGTTTCTTCAAAATCATTTGTACCAAAGTCAGGCACATCAGGTCTCATTGATCTTGTGAACAACCAGCCAATAGCAAATACTCCTAAAGCAACAAATGGATTCATGCCTTTTAAGAAATTAAATACTTTAACTGCTCTGAAAACTTTTGTAGCACTTTTAAATACTTTTTTTAAAGAAAAACCCATTATTTTCTACCCCACTTCAAATCTAATACTGTTTCACTTGAAAAATCCATACCTACATCTGCACTAAAAAATCTTTGTTGAGAAATGTTATTTGTTCTTCTTCCTGATTTTTTTTCAAAATCTGCCCAATGAGATACTACAGTTAATTTAACACTAGCATCATTATTAGATTCTATAATTTCGAATGTATCTATATTTCCTTTATATAATAAAATAGGGTCAGCTATTAAAGAATTAGAAGAATCTAATAATCCTCTAAATATTGTAACTGAATCATTGACTACATTTTCTCCAAGCACCACAGATACAAAAGATGTATCTACTGCTGATAAATTAATACTTAATGATGTTTTTGATATGTCTGTTTGTTCTTGAAAAGATGGTGTTTCTATTAAAAAAGCTGAAGATGTATATGTAACACTAGACCCTGATACAGAAGAAGTTAGATCAAAGATACAATCAGTTATATTGACAGGTGTTGCAAATCCAATGGTAATAAGATGAATTGGGCTTATATTATTGGTCGCTAATTCATTTTTTACTGCTGTTGTTAGTGTTCTCGCCATGTTCCTCGTAATATGTTCTAGTTATGGTTTCTGTACCTTTTAACATGGTAAAATTGAATTTGCTATTAGGTTTTTTATACTCTTTCAAATCGTTTGTTTTTTCATCAATCTCATCTTCATTAACAATAGCTGTAGCTTCAAAATCTGCACTAACTAAGTGTGTAATTTTGTATTTTTTCATTAGAGAGTTTCTTCTAAATCTAACTCAAATTGATATAAAATATTACCATCTTTGTCTGCTCCTACTCCACCAAATTCTTGTATGTCATTTATTAAATGTACTTTAAATGGAACACTATCATAAGTTACTGAAGAATCGTCTGCTAATGCAGTTATAAGAGGTGGCTCTATAGTAAGTGTAGCTTCGTTTGACCCATCTGCTGTAACATCTGCAACAACCATATAAACTTTATCGTGTGCAAATTTTACAAAATCTCCAGCCTTTAAAGTTCCTGTCATTCCATCAACTGTAATAGTTGTGTCTCCTACTGATTGGACACCATTTACAAGAACAGTTCCACTTACATTACCTCTAGCATTTTTAACTTCAGGTGGAGTTATTGTAAAATCTTCTTTAGATGATCTTTGTTTCATAATAAAAGCCATCAGTTCTCCATAAACATCTGATCTTTTTGCTGTAATAATTCTAGCAGTAAAACCAAATCTCTGATCTTGTATTTGTCTTGTTAATTTTTTTCCTGACATTGATTTAGAGATCAAAGTGCTTTGTTGACTTTGAATACCTAATGTTTGAAATTTTGCTGTTGATATTGGAAATGCACCACTCATTATACTAACTCTGTTCTACCTTTCTCTGCTAAAGCATTGTTTATTATTCCTGTAATAGTTGCTCTGTTTTCAACTAAAGCTTCATCAAATCCTCTTGAATCTATTGTGTTAATTGTAAAGTTCACATTTACTGCTCCACCACCTGTACCTCTAGCTGATTGTGTTATTTGACCTGATGAGTTTGGTATAAACATTTCTGCTCCTCTTTCTCCTACAATAGTTGGCTGTCCTTTTCTAACAGCACCACCTGAAGCAAATAGTTTTAAACCACCACTTCCACCACCACTACCACCACCCATAGCCATAAGTAAAGCTTGAAGCATAACTTGTTTTTGTTTTTCTTTAGTGATGTTTTTTTCCATTCTTAATTTATCTGTGTCTTGTTTAAATATTTTATCAACAATAAATTTTTCTATTGTAAGTAAAGCGATTCTTTCAATCATTTTTGCAAGTACATCTACTAATAATTGCTGTGCTAATTCTTTAAATGACATATTTAAAGATTTACCAAGTACAACTGCTTCAGCTATTGATCTTGATACTCTGCTAGTAAATGAATTAATAGTTCCAAGTATTTCTGAAGATAGAGAAAATTGATTATTTTGTTCTCTAATTTTTAACAATATTTCTTCTCCAAGTGTGGCTTGACCTTTAACTGATTTTTCTATTTTTTGTTGTTCATCAAAAATATTTCTACTTGCACCAATTAATCTATCAGTTCTTCTTTTTTCAGAATCTTCTACAGCTTTTACTAATTTATGATGTGATTCAAATATGTTAAATGTTTTTTGTGTTTCTTCTGTTGTTTTTTTAGATGCTAATGATGTTTTTATAGTTGCTTTTAATTCTTCATCTCTAAGTCTTGCTATTCTCATTATGGTATCTTCATATTTCATTAATTCTCTTTGAAGCTGTCTTTGTTCTTTTGTAATTAATTTAATATTAACTAATGGTAGTTTGTTAAGTGTTTGTATTAAAAATTCATATGCTGTAGTGACAGCATCCACACTTACTGCTATAGCTTTTATAGTTCCTGATAATAGTTTTACTGCACCAGCTAAAGCACCACCAATAGCATCTGCAATATCATTAAATGTAGCTTCATTTTCTTTTATAAAACCATCTAAATCTTTAAATTCTTTTTTAAGTGATGCAAAAAAATCTTTGTCAGCTACTCTTTTTTGAAACTTAAATACACTATCTGATAACATAGAAAGTGTACCTGTAAATGTGTTTGCAAGTTCATCTGTAGCTGTTCCAAACTTACCACCTTTACCAAATACTTTTTCAAATGCTTTGATT